TCCTTATAATCTACATTTTGTTCAAATTGAATATCTTTTATTGTTCCAGTAACTCTAAACTCAACTCTCTTTGTAATATCACCATTTTCATATGCATAATATGTTTCAGAAGAAACTATATTATTTTTCTTTTTTATTTCTATTGTTCCAGATTCACTGTAGCAATCAAAAAACTGATTTACAGATTTATCGGAATAATAAATTTTATTACCCTCATAATAAAAATAACCTGATGGAGGAAATCCTACAGTAGAATCTACATTAATCACTTCTGAAGATGAATTTGAAATAAAAACATCATTAGATACTTTGCTGCTTGGGGTAATTGAAAAATTTCCTGTTATAGAAGAAGATACTTCATCATATCCAACAAATAAATATACCTTATAGTAAGTTTTATTTTCTCTTGTTATTGGCTCTATATCGGAAATGGATGCAGTTACTAAGCTATCACCATTTTTTCTTATTATTTGTCCCTTTAAATTGGCCGGATTTCCTACTATAGAATCAATATAACAGATTTCACGCCTAAAATATTTTGCAGAAGATGGTTTAATTATAAATTGTTCAAGATCAATAATATTAACATCTATTCCATACAAAACTCTAAAGAGTATTTTGAAAGATTCTTCTGTACCTTTACATTCGTATAAGGATCTCGCTTCCTTTAAAAAATTTCCAATATTTAATTCTGGATAAAATTCAACTGTTTCTAATCCAGGAACTAATGAGTATTTAATATTTCCAAAAAATTCTTTTAAAAATAACGTACTTAAATTTTCTACAGTAGAACCTGATATATGGGGAGCTGCGTCTGTTTTTGAAAATACAAGCTCTTCTGAATTAAACTCTTCATGATAACTTGTTACTCCACTAAATCCCCTAATGCAACCAAAAAATTTGGTTGCATTTTTTGATGTATATGTGATAATTTCATCATCAATTTTTAATAAACCGTATCTATCAGGGTATCCTTTTGTACTGGCTACTAAAATTTCATCATCTTCAATACTAATATTATTAGACAATATTGTATTTACTGCTAAAGATTCTAGAATTAAATTATCTAAACTTAAATAATCATTTAAATTATCAATTATATCAATGGGTCCACCTTGGTATTCTTGAGAAATATAGTATTGGCGTAAAAATGATATAAATTTATCATAAGATCCTGGAGAAGATGGGGGAATATCTGCCGAGGAGAATGATACAACTTTATCAAATCTTAAAGAGCCACTTGTAGTTCCTGAAGCAATGTCAACAACTTTAAATGTATTACTATCTACAATTTCATATACATTATAAAAATCACTTGTTGCTGAGCCAGAAATAAATTCTATATTGATACGGTCACCAAGATATAGTTCATGATTCGCTGATATAATTGTAACGATGCGATCATTTCTAGTATAGGAACCATTTTTAGATACTGTAGTAATTTTTTCCTCTACTACTTTTATAGTATCTTTAATAAATTCAGGTAACTGATTTACAATAATTTGACTAACTTTTACTTTATTTCCAGTCCCCATTGCCATTTTTTATGACCTCTGTATGTTTCCATTTGAATAGCTTGATCTGAAGGAGTCTGTAGAAAATACAACTCCAGAAATATCATCTCCAGATGCAATAACATCTTTAACCATATTTATTTTACTTTTTGTTATATCAAACACCAGATATAAATCTTTCAATGCAAGTACATCATTTGATTCTGGATATGCTTGTACTTCAATCACATTATTTTCTTTTTCTGTGGAAACAAAATAAATTGTATTAATTATAATCTCACCTTTAATATAATCAACAGTACCTGCAGATGGAATGACTACAATTGGAGGTTCTCCGGGGACGTTAGATGGTCTAATTACAGATATAACACCAGTTTGTAAATCATCATTTGGAATATCTGTAAAATAGCAAACTTCAGTATCTCTAATTGTACCACCAGCTTCCTGAATTCTAAGAGTAAATCCAGTAGATTTAATATTATACCCTTCTTTTTTTACATGGAACCTGTTTCCAAAACATAATTCATATTGTGAGAATTGATTTAATGGTGCAAATAAATTTCTTCTAATTGTTACCTTTGTTATATTTGATGTTATTGCCCTATCAACGTTATCAATTAAAGAGACAGTTTTACTATATTTAAATCTTCCCCCAAATTTATTGACATCTAATGAACTTGCATATTTTTCTAAAGTATTAATTATCTTGGTTCTTAAAGATTCAATATTACTAACCTGATTATCATCATAATAAATTGAAGAATCAATTTCAACATAGAGTAATTTGAGATCAATTATCTTAGCATTAATCCCTGCCATGCTATATTGCTTCAACTTTGATAATATTTGCTCTTTATCAAATTCCGAAACATAAATTCCATTTCTTGGCTTTATACTGATCAATACTGTTCCAAATTGTGGAGGATCAAGCTCTTCTCCACCAATTACTGATATTGATTCAGTATTTGTATAAATTTGATTTGAAATAATTGCTTCATAATCTCTTGCAGTTACTGCACGGTATTGTGATGAATATAATCTAGGTGCAAAATATTTAATTGATGATATTGATTCTATATCATCTCCATTTCGTGATGCTTCATTAGTTCTAATTACAATTCTACTTACAGGTCTTATAATTGCACCTGAAGCATTTTTGAGAGTTCCTTGATATACAAAATTAGCAACATCATTACCAAGCTTACCATCAGTTTGTATGTATGACGCAGTAATTACTGACAAATTGGTAAGTTTTTTACCGAATAGTCCATCACCAAACAATATCTCATATCTTTCATCCGGAACTTCCTGAATTAAAAATATTTCAGAATCATTTTTTACATTAATAATGTTGTCAATCATGCTATATTTTTTCCCTAAACCAGTAGTATTTGGATCTTTAACATAAACTGATAGGGTAGATGTGTCAATACCATCATTATCAAGAATATATCTTTGATTTAAGGAAGTATCTACTATAAATCTTTGTGTGATGAAATTACCTTGATATATTGTAATATTATCAAAGTTTGCAACCCCATCAATAACAGATACTGTTACATCAGTTGGAATTGAAAATATGTACCTAGTTCCTGATATAAATGAAACAGATACAATACCTTTCTGTAGGGTTACTGTTGGACTATTTGAGTCAACTGAAACTGAAAAGGATATCTTTGCTTGGGCAGCTACTTTCGATCTAGGAACATAACCAATAGTGCGGGCTAATGATACAACATTATCTCTCACTACAGCAGAGTCTAAAAAAGACTCATTAGCTATCATATTAGCATTAAATGATGTAATGTATGTATTATATGCTAAAGTATCTATTAGTATAGAGAAGTTTGAACCTTCAAAATCAAAGTCAGTGAAATTCGTATTCGCACGCAAATAATCTTTAATAGTAGTCTTTATTTGATCGAAATCTAGACTTGAAAATTTAGTGAAGGGCATTTTATCTTGCTGCCTCTAAGATAAATGTAAACGGTTGTGATGGAGTATCTTGACCAATAATGGTATAAGATATGGTAACTTCAAAAGTATTGTCATCAAATGTAGAATCTACACTTATATTTAAGTCAGTTACTCTTGGTTCATAATTTTCAATAATATTTTTTATTTGTTTCTCAATAACAACCAATGTTGTTATATCTGGCTGGTCAAAAAGAAGTTTTCTAACATCAGAACCGATGCTAGAATTAAAAAATCTTTCAGTGGGAATAGTTTCAACTAAATTGCGGACAGACCTGTTTATTGCCCTCTCATTGGATAATGTTTGAATGTCATTTGTGACGGGATGAGGGTCAAAAAACAGGCTTATGTCCTTAAATGATCTAGATATTTTTTGAACTGCCATTTTGGCACGTTAATTCTTTTATTTATTTATCAGAGTGTGCCATATGTTGGTTCAGTTCCATATTCCCAATCATCATAATCTTCATCATTTCTGATTTTTTTATGTAATTTTGATTGTTCGGACAAATTATGGCGATTTCCGAGGTCGTCGTGCATAATTTCTTGAAGAACTTGTGGTTTTTTGGAATTTTCAGTCCAATAATCGGTAATTAGGTGATTTGTTCCCCACATTTCACGCATATAATTTGCGTTTCTATCTGGATTTGGATTCATTGCCATCTGTTTTCTCCTGTTTTAGGTTGAACAGAACTTTTAGAGGGGTTGCTATCCCTTTAATTTACCAAAAATCCTTTTCTATAGTAGTCTTTTGACTCAATAATTTTATATCCATCACTATTTACAATAGTATCATTTCTCCAAATTGGAATTGCTACGGTATTTTCATATTTGAAGTCTGGATTTCGGCGAAAATGAACTTCTATAAGATGATTTCCAATAAATTCGCAATTAATCCAGGTGTAATTTCCTTTTAATTCATTTAGTATTGGAGGAAAATCTATATTTTTATCAATTTTTTGCCATTTTTTCCATTTGTAATAAGGATCTTCCGGATTTCGTTCACCCAAAACAACTAATTTTGTTTTTTTCTCAAAAAAATCAACACTTAAATGGTCTCCATGAAAGATTTCACACCAAAATTCTGAGGGATGCATATTATGTTCACCATGAAATTCAGAATTTTCTGGAGAAAGATACATTTTTCTTGCAAATCTTCCCATTCCCATCAAATTCAATGATGGTCTAACAATATAAAAGTCGGCTTTTGGGACACTTGATCCTGCTGGACCACATGTATAACCCAAAAGCCGACTTAAAAATAGCTTATTATAGACCCAAAGGTCATGAGGATGAATTTGATTCCATTCTTCATTAACCTCTGGATATTCTTTAATCACCCTTTACCCTGTCCGCGATACTTTTTCCGAGCATTATTGCGAGAAGACGCAGAATACTTAGTGTTAGCACCAGCACCCTGACGAGTCATTTTAGGCTTACCAGGAACGTAGCCACCTTTTTTACCCATTGCCATAATTAGTCTCCTATAATTTCAGTAGTAATTTCAGAAGGATCTGGAGTACCTGACACATAAAATTGTTGGGCCAGGTCCTCCATAGTATCGAAGAATTCTTCTTCTGTCAAGTTCTGGTAAATTTTCCGTCCCTTGCAGAGAATATTGTACATGGTCTGTGAACGCTTGTCAAGCATCATCAGATAACTCTTGTCTTTTCGTGCCCAACTCTGATACGAGGGTCGCACCAAATTTCAAATCCTGCTTCTTTTGCGTCAAGACAGAATGACACATCTTCTCCACACATATCTTGAACTGCACCAGATTCAAAGACTTGCATCTTTGGGGCAAACCAAGGATACTTCATCTTTTCGTGCTCAAATACACCGTTCTCAATCAGAACCCAACCAAATCCAGTGTAATCAACTGTAAATGGTTTACGACGCTTTGAAATAGACTCCAGAGTTTCGTGATTCATAACTCCCCCATTACTGCGGAAGTCATCCTCTTCTAACCAATGGGCAACTGAAGTGGTACGTCCATCTTCGGTACAATACCATCCAGCAACAATACCACGTTT